TATTTGCCATAATTAATCATTAATTTCTTCCGTAGTTATCATCTTGTACTGATAGTCTTGATTGTCCTCGATTTCCAGTATTCTGTATCGTCTTTGTTGGTATTCTACTTCGTCATATCCCTCGCATTTAACGTATCTGTGGATTTGGAATTGCTTGTTGTATAGATAGGCTATATCTTGGTTTTCATTTGTTCTCCCCCCACCATTATGTATTATTCTTGCTCTTGTACAGATAATACAATCGTCCTCTTTTATCATTGAGCCACTTTCGTCTTGCACATACTTTGTTTTGATTATTCTTACTGGATGTTTAAAAAGTCCGCCACTAGCCATTGCAACAACATTTATTTGAATTGTTATTATTAAGATTCTTCGGATTGTAATTGCGATATAAATCCAAAAGGTATTCAAAAGCGTGAGGTATCTTAACAGCATTGGAATGAGTTATGGTTTCCCTATCATCGTAGTAAGTGCCACATAACAATAGTATAGCGTGTGCTAGTGCCGATGGTATATCCCCATTTTCATCTTCAAGATTTGAAAACTTATCATCAATTGCTCTTTCTACCGCTTCTTGACAAACCATTATCAAATGTGCAAGATACAAATCATCACCATTAAACCAAGCATCCAGATTTAAATGCCTTTTCAACAAATCTATATCAATATATAATTTCTGGTTGGTCATATTTTTTTTCAAATCTTGTTTTTAATAATATCCCCCTAAATAATAGGGGGATTTAATTTATTCAACTTCAGCAATTGCAAATGCTTCTGGGCGAACTACAACACCGTCAACGAAAGCATTGATAATAATCATTACTTGACCATTAATCAAATTTGCACTGTCGCGTACAACATCAATCTGTACGTTGTCCCAATTTGCTATAACCAAATTGCTCCAATCACCGTAAACAATCTTACCAGAAGGTACGTGTGCTGTGCAAAGTGCTTGTGTACCGTCAATTTCATTACCTTCCATTACAAGTTGGGTAGATTTGGTTGATTTTGCCATATTTCTCAACGATGCTTTAGCAGATGGAGAAACAATATATTTGCAAGCATTTAAATCAACACCTACTTCCTCAACACCTTCTTCAAGAGTAGTGATGCCACTGAAATCCTCAACAGCACCAGTTGTGATAGCAGTGTATGAGAAAAGACCTGCTGGAGTGTAAGCATTACCTGCGCCATTACCCAAAAGGGTTGCTTCAAGTTTGTCAGAAAGTGCTTTTGAAATCTCGTTTCTAATAGCATTTTCAACACCAATAGAATCTTGTGCAAGCAATTGCAAAGATACTGGGTAATAAGCAGTGATTCTCTTTGGAGAAAGCACAGCCTTTGTGATATTGCCACTACCGTCAGCAGCAGCACCCAATTCTGTCTGGAATGCACAAGTTGCCTTGCCCATCAAAGGAATCTGAATGTTGTTCTTGATACCACTAATAACTCTTGCACCAGCGTTAACCAATTGGTTCTTGGTGTAAAGCGATTCCCAAGGATTCCATACATCTGTTACGATTATATCTTCTCCCTCATCCGAAACAGAATATGCACGATTTTCAACCTCATTGAGATTAATCTTCTTGCCAGTTTCTGCGGCATTTCTTAATTCCGCAACTAAACTAAATCTTTTTTCCATTTTAGTAATATTACTTTTATTTCTTTTATTATTTTCTTCTTTTTCCTCTGGCTTATCTTCTTCCTCTTGCTTTTCTTCTTCCTTTGGTTCTTCTGGTTTATCATCAGATTCCTCTTTGGTTTCATCATCAGCCTTTGGTTCATCATCAGCCTTTGGTTCTTCATCAATGTTTCTCAATTCTTCCACCTCTTTCTTGATTTGCTCTATCCTTTCCTTTTCATCCTCATTCAATTCACGGATTTCAGATTTCGCATTATCATAGATAGCGTGTATTTCATTTCTCAATTCTTCCAATGTCATAATATGATAAATGTCATTTATATTAATAACGATTAAAAAACAAACTATGTTAATTATCAAATAATTCGTCAAGTTCCTTTAATTCCGCATCAAGTTTTTCCTCTATCGCTTTGGATTCATCAAGTTTTCTTGTGTATGCACTAGTTGCTGCATATGCTGCATTATATACTGGACTGATGTCATACAGTTTATCTATCTTGTAAATATCTCTGTACAATACACCGTTTCTCTTTGTCCATTTCTCTGACCCCTCATCCTTGCTTACAGTAAATGCAAACGATGCTTCAAATAAATCACCTCTCTTGCACAACTCAACACATTCATCACCAGCATTGGTGTGTGGTGCTTCAAACTCATATCTTACACCAACCTCATCTACCGTTAATTTCAACGAGCCGTTACCATATCTTGAACGAGCCAAAACCTTATCATCATCGTGGTTTAATTTCGCAATCACATCCGAATTCTTTATCGTTTCCTCTGTTATCGCTCCCCTATGTATCACCTCTGTAAATCCAAGGTCTCTGCTCTCACTTTCAAAGACAACCGCATAGCCATATACTGTGCGGTTATCTTCTACGCTCTCTATCGAATTGAATCTATATTCCTTTTCCATAATAAGTGCGTTTATTTTAATTATTATGCATTTTCAACAGTCCATCCACTTGGAATACCGCTATCACCAGTTGGTAATGTTGCATTGGTTGCCTTGACAAATGTACCCGTTGCTGATACATAAGATACCCAATTTTCCAAACAATTTTCTGCTGATATATCTGTTGCAAACATCTTTATGTAATTAAGACTTGTACAGCCATTGAATAATTCTTGATAGCAACCCTCACCATCTTCTGTTGTCAAAGTTGTTGCTGGTAATTCTGGTGCTTGTGTCAAACTTGTACAACCTCTGAACATACCATAATAGCAAGCACCAACCAAAGTGGTTGCTGGTAATTGTGGTGGTGTGGTTAAACTTGTACAATCACTAAACATTCCGTCATAACATTTATTCAATGTTTCTGATGGCAATACAAGATTTTCAGCACTTACAAGCATTTCATTACCATTGAACATATATCCAAACTTTATCTCTCTTCCATTATAGTCCAATGATGTTTGTCCAGTGAAATCATCACCATAAATAAGAGACATTATGTTTCCTTGTACTTCAAATTGTGCTGTACCATAACCAATGTTGAATAAGCAAGGCATATCACTATACCATTCTATATCTGGATTGTCATACAAATTAGTTGCATCATATTTCAACATAATTGTATCACCACTCTGTACATTAAAGGTTATTATGGATGGGCCATCATTTTCTTCATAAGGTGCAACAGCCCACGTTTCTCCATTATCAGTTGAATACTCAATTTCACACCAACCCATTGCTCCTTCACCTTGGTCAAAATAATCACAACCATATACATTTATAGTACCATCCTCTTTTGCTACAATTGTGAAATAGTCATTTGCATAATCGTGTTCTGGTGTAAAATCTTCAACAGTCCAACCATTTGGAATACCATCACTGCCAGTTGGTAATGATGTCATTGATGCTGCCTTTACAAATGTACCGCTATTTGCTACATTGCCAACCCAACCACTCAAGCAAGCATCTGCTGAAATATCAGTTGCAAGCATCTTAATGTAATTCAAACTTGAACAACCATAGAACATACCAGTATAACAACCCGAAACCAATGTAGTTGCTGATAAGTCTGGAGCAGTTGTTAAACTTGTACAACCATTGTACATATTCAAATAACAACTATTTGCCAATGCTGTTGCTGGCAATTCTGTAGCGGCTGTTAATGCAGTACAACCTTGGAACATATTTGCATAACAATTGCTTGTCAATCCAGTTGATGGTAATTGTGGTGCTGCTGTTAATGATGTACACTTTGAGAACATACGTTGATAGCAAGCATTTGCCAATGTGGTTGCTGGTAATGATGGTGCGGTTGTCAAACTTGTACAGCCACTAAACATACCGCTATAACAAGAAGGTGTTAATGTTGTTGCTGGTAATTGAGGTGCAGTAGTCAAGGATGTACAACCATAAAACATATCATAATAGCATTCTCCAGTCAATGATGTTGCTGGCAATGAAAGATTTTCAGCATTAACAACCTTTGTATATTGTAACAACTCTTTACCAACTTTTTTTGTTAAACTTGTTTGATTCTTGAAATTATCACCATAAGCCAATGACATTATGTTACCTTGAACGTCAAATGATGCTGTTGAGTTTCTAAACTTGCCATATGTAGCACCAAACGCTGTTGTCATTTCACCTTTCCACATAACAGAATCACCACTATTCGCATTAATTGTTACGCTTGTTGCTGGTGTTGACCACGTTTTACCTTGGTCGGTTGAATAGGATATTGTATTCGCTGTTGTTGAACAACTGAAATTAAATGTACCACCGCTTGTTACCACAAATTCCAAATAGCGTTTTGAATAGTCATACTGATACAATTCAATATCACCGTCAGAACAGTGAATAACATTTGTAATCCACGTATCTTCATCCCAGAAATCACCGTAGGTAATTCCACTCCATTGTGCCTTTGTGCCGTTATAATTAAATTCCTCAATTGCCACACCCTTGAAAGCATCAGCAGTAATTGCCGTTACACTTGTTGGTACTGTGAATGCAGTGAATGCACAATCCTTGAACGATTCTCTACCGATTCTCTGGACGCTTGGCATATATATGTCATCCAATGCTGAACAACCATCAAAGGCATTATCTCCAATTGATGTTGCACTGACTGGAATTGAAACGTATTCCAAATCGGTACAACCACTGAAAGCATTTGCACCAATCGCTGTGACATCACTTGCAAATTCCAACACACACTTTGTCTCATAAGCGGTATTCGAAACAACAGTACCTATCGCACTTGCTGCGTATGGCTCTACAACATCACCAGAAACAGAATTGTACCAAATCTGTTTTGTGGTTTGCTCCATAGGCTCTGTTTCGTATTCCCACTCCATTGTGCTGCCGCTATATATCTTCAGTATGTTCTGACCACGATAATAAGCGGCTTTTACGTTTTCATAATTTATATTCATAATTTTAAGGTAATTCTGTTTCTTCTTCAATTAAGTATAATGTTTTATCATCTGGTTCATCAAGTGCATCGTATTCGGCTTGGGTCATCGTTTCAACCTTAACCATTTCGTCACCACCAGATATAACTGAAATGTATTCCTTAAACTCACCGTCAATGTTGTTGGTTGCGAAATACACGTTCTGCGAATCTTTTACGTACACCAATACCTCTGATGTCAATCCGCTTGGGTAGTATGCTTCATACTCCTCTTGTGTCTCAAATACTTGTAGATACTTCATTTAGTTATATTTATTTATTTCTTTTATTTTTATCTCTATTATACCAATATGTGTAAGGGTTAAACTCACTAGCGGTTGTGCCACCGCTAGTGATGTTGTTTAATTTAATCGTCAGTTTATCTCGATATACCTCTGCCATTTTATTAAATACCGTTTAATAATTATTCATTCTGTACTGTCCAACCAGTAGGAATACCATTATTACCACTTGGTATTGTTGTGTTTGCATCCTTTACAAATGTACCACTTGCTGAAACTCCATTAACCCAATTTGTTAAACAATCAGTTGCACTTATGTTAGTTGCAAGCATCTTGATATAATTAAGGCTAGAACAGTTTTGGAACATATATTGATAACAATATTGAGCCAATGTAGTTGCTGATAAGTATGGTGCTGTTGTTAATGATGTACAGTTTTTGAACATACCACGATAGCAAGCATAATCCAATGTTGTTGCTGGTAGTGATGAAACATTTACCAAATTTGTACAACCACTGAACATATATTCATAACAATAATCAATCATAGTAGTTGCTGATAATTGTGGTGTAGCAGTTAATTGTGTACAACCTTTGAACATACTAGCATAACAACCATTTTCCAACGCTGTTGCATTCAACTGTGGTGCTTGTGTTAATGATGAACAAAAAGCAAACATAGATGCATAACAACTATTAGCCAAAGTAGTGGCTGGTAATTGTGGTGCGTTTACCAATGACGAGCATTCTTGGAACATATAAGAATAACACTGCTGTGTCATAGCAGTTGCTGGTAATTGTGGTGCAGCAGTTAAACTTCTACAAACTTGAAACATTGCATAATAACACTTGTTAGCCAAAGTAGTTGCTAGTAATTGTGGTGCTTGTGCCAAACTTGTACAACCACTGAACATTGCTTCATAACAACTACTAGCCAATGTGGTTGCTGGCAATTGTGGTGCTTGCGTTAAGGATGAACAGCCATTGAACATATAATAATAACAACTATTAGCCAAAGTGGTAACTGTTAATGTTGGTGCTGTTGTTAATGATGTGCATCTATTAAACATAAGACTATAACAACTTTCTGCCAATGTTGTTGCTGGTAGTTTAGGTGCTGATGTCAAATATGTACAATCACTGAACATACCCTCATAACAACTTTGAGTACATACTGTAGGTTGCAATACAAGATTACTTGCATCAACAACCTTTGTTTTATAGAACAATCTATAGAAATCCCTATTTAGTGAACCACTTCTATTTGGAAATTCGGTATTTCCCCAGTGGTCATCCTTGCCCCAAATCAACGATAATGCGTTACCCTCAACGTTAAACGATGCTGTGGATGCACTGAATGTGCCAACTTCTCCTAAATGATTCTCACCAGCCCACATCACAACATCACCACTACTAACATTTACTGTTATACTGTTTGTTGTCATCTGTGACCACGTAGCACCACTATCTAGCGAATACTGTATACCGTAATCAATAATATCGCTTGGAGTCCATTGGAATGTACCACTGTCAAGTGCAATTAATGTAAGGAACTGTTTTGAATATCCCGTTGGTGTTGGTGATTCCAATTCCCAACATAAAGTATCACCAGCAAATACCCTTTGTAAATCAGTTGTTCCTAACTTTATGTTTGAATAATCCTTATATATTACTGCCATAATTAACTTGATTTTTCTATACAATAGATAGTGTTATTATCGTATGATGGTAGTGCTTCGTACTGGGCTTGTGTACCAATCCATATTTGAGGTACTACGATGTTTCCACTACCAACTATTGATGCATTATTTATTGTCTTTAAATCTGATGCTACCAGATAGCCACTGTCATTTGTCAAATCACTCACGTTGGTTGGAATGTCACCACTAACACTTTGCAAATCCGCTTGTGTAGCATACAATGTATCTGCTGATGCCTTTGTCAAATAATTGCCAATTGGCTGATATATTGTGTCACCACTTGCCTTTGTTAAATAACCGCTATCGTTGGTCAAATCTGAAACCTTTGTTGGAACAGATATTCCAGTTACACTGATTACATCGTTGGTAATGTCAATGTTATTACCAGCCACATATGTTCCACCACCACCGATACTGATATTTGTTGTATCACCAGTTATTGCTTGGTTGTTTATTGTTCTGAATAATGTCTTTGGCTGATAATCTGTATCTGCTGATGCCTTTGTGATATAGCCGCTATCGTTTGTTAGGTCAGATATGTTTGTTGGAATATCACCGCTAACACTTGCCAAATCCGCTTGTGTCGCATATAGCGTATCAGCACTTGACTTTGTAAGGAAATTGCTGTCATTGGTCAAATCACTTGTCTTTGTTGGAACAGATATGACGATATTGGTGTTATCACCAGTGATTGCATTTCCGTTTATTGTTCTGAATTGTGTTTTTAATTGATAAGTTTGTGATGCTGCACTTTCAGTTAAATAATCATTTAAACTACCACTAACACTTGCCAAATCTGCTTGTGTAGCATATAAGGTATCAGCCGAAGATTTGGTGAGATAGCCAGCATCATTTGTCAAATCACTCAAATTTGTTGGGATAGCACCGCTAATGCTTTGTACTTGATTACTCAATGTTTCAACGTCACCACTCACTACATCAACCCTATGATTGATTGCTGTATCATCATAAGTTTCACCAGTTCCAATGGTAATATCTCCGTTACCAATAAGCGACATTTTGTTAATGGTTTTCAATGACGATGGTAAAAGATATCCAGCATCGTTGATAAGTACAGAAATATCATCACCCTCTTGTACAAATGGTGTATTCTGTAACGTTTCAACATCACCACTTATTGTTTGAACGTTTCCGCTAATTGTGTTTATCTTGCCACTTAATGATTGGATATTCTGTGAATTGCTTACCACTGTATTTCCCAACGATTCAACTTGACCAGATACAACTTGAATATCATTCATCACTGATTGTGGCACTTCCTTTAAGTAGGTTGATTCTGTAAACGCTGTGGTAGCATATGGTGTCAAATCATCTTGTGTGAGATATGAGCCACTGATTGTTTGTACTTGTGCGGAAATGCTCTGTATCTCGTTTGTTATTGATGCTGGCACTTCCTTTAAGTATGTGTTTTCCGCATATTCTACTGTGGTATAAGCACTCAAATCATCCTCTGTAACGAAATCACCACCTACTATGGTTTGAATATCACCACTCAATTTCTGAATATCAGCCTTTACTTGTGTATCGTCATAGTATATCTCAATATCGGAATTATCACCAGTTATGGCACTGCCATTGATTGTTCTGAATTGGGTGATTGGTTGATAAATTTCTGATGCTCCACTTTCTGTAAGATAACCCATTTCTTCAAGTTCCTCTCTTGTCAAATAGTCACCACCGACAATTTCAATTACATCACCAGAAAGCGATTCCAAATCATCAGATATTTTATCTGCCCATTCATCTAGCGTATATACCGCACCACTCACAGCATCTATCTTGCCATTAAGTGTATTGGCACTATTGGCAAGATTCTGTATTTGGGTTGTATGGTTATTGACAGTACCAGACAATAAACTTGCTTCTTCCTCTGAAAAGACGCCAACTTGCATCAATTCATCGTTAAAATCCATTTGAATTAACTTTTTCATCTTCTTCTATTACTCGTTTGTTATTAAAATTAATTTATCTGTTGTACCGCCAGAATACTCTTGTTGGCTCTGTTGATATATCTCTTGGAATTGTGCAAACATTGTATTGGTGTAGTTGTTAGATATGGTTGTTGCACTTGTAACAGCATCATCTAGCAAATCCATTAAAGTACCATTCAATGTTATATCACCCGTTATACCAGACCATTGAATGTCGGGATTAAAGATATAATCTGGGTCAGAATCTTCAAAGATTCTTATTTTATAACAATCACATGTCATATTTTTTTGGTTTATTTTTTTGTTTTTAAATTATTTTTTTATATATTTGCCAAAACAGTTAATGCTATGGAAAATGATGATTTTGAAAAAGAGATTTGGTTGCCTATTGCTGATTTTGAAAACTTATATCAAATAAGTAATTACGGACGTGTGCGCAGTTTACCAAGAAACACTACCAAAGGTAAAATAATGAAACTAGATAAAAATATTGATGGATATATGTGTATCTGTTTATCCAAAAATAATATAAACAAAAGAATGCGTGTTAATCGTTTAGTTGCAAGTGCTTTTATTCCAAATCCCAATAATCTTCCACAAGTAAATCATATTAATGAAATAAAAACAGATAACCGTGTTGAAAATCTAGAATGGGTAACTACAAAACAAAATAATAATCACGGTACTCACAATGAAAAAATTGCTAAAGCGAAATCAAAACAAGTTAATCAATATGATTTGGCTGGAAATTTTATCAAAACTTGGGAATCAGCAACAGAAATTGAAAGGCAACTTGGTTTTGCACAAGGTAATATTTCTAATTGTTGCAATGGCAAGCGCAAATCAGCGTATGGTTTTATTTGGCGGTTTAATGAAAGTTAAATCGCCAAATTTCGTTTAACACTTACAACCACAGTCACACTCGTTTCCGTGTATATAAACGTACCAACGTGTTATCAATTCACCTATCTTGCTATAATTTCCATCTTCGTATGAATCATCCTTTACCGACACCTCATAACGCAATTTAAGCATACCATCATCCAATTTTGCCAAATCCTCTGAATCAATCTTCAAAACATAATCCACTATGTCTGCTCTGTCATAAACTAAACCAGAATCAATATTGGTTGTATACGCTGTTATCTTATACACGTCCAAAAGGTTATAGTTTATCAATTCATCATTGCCATCCAATAATTGAATAACAAACTCCAAATCCTTATTCGGAAATATTCTCTTTATCATCTTCTTTATCTTCGTTTATCTCGTTATTTTGATTAATTGTATTCTGTGCCGTATCAGTATATGGAATGATAAACTTATCCAAACCATCCACTCTCTTATAACCCAATTCATCACGCACCTCCTCACGATTAAGTATGCCTTTATCAACCAATATTGAATAATAATTCGCTTGATTGATTTTGTCACATCTTAATATGCTGTTTTCATCAATGTTCACAAACAAATCATCATCTGGAAATATCTTTCTTGTTAATTCCCTTTCAAGCATAACAATGTAAGGCTGTAAGCAATCTGTAAGGAACAACTGCTGGACGCTCTCAAATGTGCTAAATGACGAACCATTAATACCCAAAAGAATTGATGGAATACCAAAGAATCTTGCAATATCCTCAACTGAGAACTGTCTACTCTGGTTGATTTGTGTATCAGCAGCGTTTGACGATAATGCTTGAAATTGCAAGCCACCACCAAGAACAGCGATGCCATTCGCGCCATTGCCATAGGTCGAATCCCAATTCTCCTTTATTTGTTGCTGTTGCATTTGTGATAGATTACCAGTGTAAGTGATAATACCGCTTAACAAACCGTTATTCTTGTAGTAGTTTGCACTGGTGTTCTCGATATTATTTGCGACATTAACAGAACGTGATGCATAATTCAAAATTGAAATACCGTTAACACCGTCATAACTGTACATCTTGAAATGGCACATATCTTTTGATGGAATATCATTTCCGTGGCGAATATAACTGCAATTATATACAACCTTGCCAGTTTCTTTCTTGTAATTAACTCTGACATCTGATGCACATAAATAGCGCAATCCAACAACTTGACCAGCACTTCTTTCAATGTACAAATAACCATTACCGTTCAATATGATATTGGTTAAAAGTTGCTTGAATATGTCATACTTTGACATAACATTATCCGTTTTATCTCTGAATATCAAAGATACTGGATGATTATCCAAAACCTCATTATTCTTGTCTTGGACTACAATAGGCATTGATGCTACACTCTGTGAAATGAGCGAAACACAGCGAAAGAAAGCAGCAATATTCAAAGCAGTGAATTGGTTATTCAATGCCCCGAATTGTAAACTGCCAGACCCATAGCAAGTGCAATCGCAATTTCTTTCTTCAACATCAACCTTTTTCTTTCTTGAAAATAAGTTTCTGAAATCCATTTTTTATTTATATTTATATAAATAACGATTAGTAAATGAATTACGATAACTGGATAAATGTATTCTGATAGACATCATCTTCCAAATAACCACCCAATGCCATAATCATAGAAATAACACCATCAATCTTTTGACTAATATCATCACCTTTCACTGGTTTTACATTTTCATTGAAATCATACTTTAATGTACAGTTTGAAAAACACCATCGCGTGATAAGGTTGTTGTCAATGACAGCGTTCTTCTGGAGTATCAGTCTTTCTAACTCTTTGGTAGGTTTGTTAAAGTTGCCCAATGACTGGCTATAAGGCTGTAACGGCATTCCCAATTCTGTAAGTTTAATAGCAAAACTAGTTGCGTTCCAAGCATCGTAACTGATTTTCTGTATAAGTAATACGTTATTAATTTCCATAATCTTATTGCAGATATAATCATAATCCGTTACGTTACCGTTGGTTTGAATCAGTTTGCCTTGTCTTATCCATTTCTTGTAATTCTCTCTATTGGGTGAGTTTTCAATTGTATCGGCTGGTAGGAAATACCAAGTCTTGAAATACATTTTACCATCGTATGGTATCATAACACTTAATGCCGATAAGTCAGAAACAGATGCTAAATCAAATGACATAAAGCAACTCATACCACGGAACTTTTCAATGTCTATGTCCTCTGTACATTCCAATATCTGTTTATCGTTGAGCCATTCAACACTGGTTTTGAGCCAAATGTTAAAGTTTTTGGTCATTGTTGAAGCATAATTCGATGGATTGTTACGCATTTGTACCACCATTTCCTTCAGATAATCCACTTGTACGGTTTGCCCTAATGATGGGTTTGCCTTTATCCAGCAACTCTCATCCTCAATTGGGTTATCGTCAGCATCAAGTGTGTAGATGGCTGCAAACGTAGAATCATCATTCTTAACAGATGTTAAAATCTCAATATTGGTCTGTCGCATTTCATAACAAGGAACAGTAAGCGATAAACCAGCCGTTGTGATAACAATAGCCAATGGTCTCTCACGGAAACCTTGACCAGATTTTAACACATCATAAGACGCAGATGACTTTGCGCTGTGGTATTCATCAACCAAAAAAGTATGGGGGTTCCAGCCATCGTTCTGTGTATTATCTGACGAAAGGATTTGCAAGAATCCACTGTTTGCTGGAAATTTGATTTTATCCCTTGTACGCTTAAAAAGCATTCCCTTTGGGTCAACACTTTCTATGTATTTACTGCACATATCAAATGAGATACCCGCTTGTTTTGCACTATTTGCTACCAGTTCCACCTCTGCACCTTTCTCACCGTCTGCAATTAAAGAATAAAGGCACAACAAAGATGCTAGTGATGATTTACCGTTCTTACGCGCTATCTCAATATAAGCATTTCTGATTACACGTTTATTTGTATCTTTCCAATAAAAACCAAATATCGAATAAACAACCCATTTCTGCCATTCCAGTAGTTCAAAAGGTTTATCGGCAAAACTACCATTGAAATGCTTTAACTTACGCCCAAAATTGACTGGCTTGTCAGCCATATTTGGTCTGAATTCCATATCATCCCGTTCCATCCAGTTGAGATAGCGTTGACAAGCCAATTTTATAAACTCGCAACTAATTATATTACCATTAATTACGTCTAAAGCGTATTCTGTGTATTTTTCATCAATTTCATTATTCATTTCCTAACAAATTTGCTAATATTTCACCCGTGTCATTATCATCAAGCGATTTAAGCATACCATTCGCTTTTGGCGTTACGCCTAGTTCCTTGATAATAGACATTATGTTTGTTTGTAACCTAAGACTGGTTTCTATAAGTGGGTTCTTCATAAGACCCTTAACGCCTACTACCATAAGACCATCTTCCTTTATCTTTTCATCAATCTCTCTTTTTAAGTCCAGATTCTGTTGGAGCAATGATAAACTCAATTGCCATTCATCGTTTACAGCACCATATTTTTTTTCCAGAAACGATGCAATACTTTCAATATAGTCCGCAGTCGAATATTTCTTCCTTTTCATTGTTTATTATCTCCTTTTTTAATAGTTTTTTATAAAATTTAATCTTGAAATCCTTTAATACCCTAAATGCTATCATCATATCATCGTATGTACGGTATGTCTTTGTGACGGTAAAACCCAGAAAATTGGTGTTCAATACATAGAAACCATTCTCAGTTATATTGTATGATGGCTTGTCATTCATCCTCCTATTGAGCATGTTTTGTCTCTTGTTAACAACACGTAGATTAACTGCTCTACAATCTCTCCTATCACGTGATATATGGTCTGCCTCAGCACCGTCAAACCATTTGCCACATATCTCTGGAAATGCAGTTATAACCAACCTATGTACATATACACTATCTCTTCGACTGTCATTCGGTGTTCTTGACAGCAACACCTTTTGATAACCATTGCCATTGTCACGATAACGTAGGATTCTTCCAGTATTCTTATTCCTTACATTACCTTGGTCGGAAACCTCATAATTCGGATATTCATCAATATCCCGCCAAATTTCTTCTCTTTTTCTCATAATCATCCTTTATTTTTTTTAATTTTATTATAATATTCTGTGTAATTGTCTCTTACATAACGTTTTGCTACCTCAAATTTCTTCCTATCACCATTCTGAATATCCAAGCACTGGTTGTCAAACTTCTTGCTGAATACAGCACCTATCTCCTCACCGCAACTAGCATATATGTCCTTTTCCACATAGCATAGAAAGTTATATAACCTCTGGAATTGTTCTTCATCAGCAACCTTTTCATCTTCATCTTCGGTTAGACCCGATATAACACCAAATATGTTATCTGAATTGTAGTTAAGGTCTCGTTTGTTGTTATAGGCTAACGCATTTTCCTTATTCAGTGTGTTTTTGAACGATATGAATATGTACTGGTCTATGGTTTTATAATTCAATTTCTTCCCATTTTGGATGCTTGATATGATGTTTAAGTAGGTTTCGTGGAATGTGTCATCAGACCAATTATAGGTGCTACACCAGCAGAACTTTTTCAATAGTATCTTCAAACGCTTGTAATTCTTTGCGAACCACTCATTGAATTTTGTTTCTTCTTCTTCCATATCGCCAGTAAAATCCATATCTTGGTGTTTTATTATTTATTGCTTTGTATATTGCAGTTTTTGTCAGACCTAACTTTTCTGATATTTCCTTTATCGAACCCCATTTTTTAATGATTCTGTGGTGTAGGTCATATTGAATTACTGGTGATACCTTGCCTTTAACCTTAACCTCGCCATCGTTCTGCACTCTGGTGCCATATTGTATTCTTAAGAACCATCGTATATCTTCCATCATACGATGCTCAACCCTATCTTCCTTGGTCATATCGAATTTCTCACCAGCCAAATAACGCTTGAAAATATCAATATGTTTTTTGTCGAAATGCTCTATTACCTTATTATATATATCGTCATATAATCGTTCCCTTTCCCAATAATCTTCTGGCTCCTCATACAATAATTGATGCTCATATTCTGACATATCAGATGGTATAACAACTCTATCCCTATTGTCGCTGTTTATCGCAACATTCTTATACGCAATAAACATCAACTGGTCAATCTTATTATAATTTATAAAGCCACCTCTCTCTATATATTGGTATATTGTTAATATCGCCTGGTGGTAATGGTCTTGCGACCAGTGAAACGTTTGAAAGTAGCAAGTCTCGCGTAGATGCGTGAGCATTCTATTGTAATTCCTCTCTATATACTCGTTGAAACGCTGTAATTCTGTTGTGTTTTCCATTAATTTCTTATTTATTATAAATATTTCAATAATTTGAAAACTTCGCATTTTTTTGTAAAAAAAATTAAAAAAAATATCATTTTTTTCTATTTTTCTTAAAATTATTAACATTTATTAACAAAATTCATCACAGAATAATTTGTTTTTTGAGATTTTTTTTTATATGTTTGCAATGTAAATAATTTTTTTTTGAAAAAAATGTAAGTTTTTTGAAACTTTTTAAAAGTAGGATATATTTATAATAAAATAGTAATAACGATTATGGCAAATAAGAAACAAGAGAAAAACGAGTTCTATAATTTACTACCAATAGGACTCAAGAAATCAAAAGGGTTAACACTTACACAGAAAAATGTATTGGCTGTACTGATTTATCTTAAATATACGTATTCAATAGAAACAGAAAAAAATGATGGTTGGTTTTACCAGAACCTTAATGGTTTAGTTGAGATAACAAATCTCTCAAAACCTACGATACTGTCATCATTGCTAGTTTTAAAACAAAAAGAGTTTATTTCAATTGAAACTGGCTGTTTGAAAGAAGCAAAAGCCAACAAGTATAAAATCAATCATTTTCTCCTACATAAATATGAGGGAAAATCAACCAAAACATCGGTAAAAAATGACGATGATAATTTTACCGATAAAGGCGAAATTGATAATATTGATAATCAATTAGTTAATACTATTGAAAACACTGAAACATCGGTAAAAAATGATGATAATTTTACCGACAAACAAGATGAAACATCGGTAAAAAAAATTGAAAATAATTTGACTACAGTAACAGTAACAGATTTAAATAACAATATATATAACCAATATATAACCAATATATGTAACCAATATATGAATAATATTATAGAAAATATAGAAAAAATAGAAAAAACCAATAAAGACCTATTATTGAAATTAAACCAAATAGAAAAAGAAATAACCGATTTAAAAAACCAATTTAGCGGTTTAAAGGAAAGTAATAGGTTATTTGAACATAGGTTGAGATTGCTAGAAAATGAAATAATGCCAAAAGAAGAAATTTATGATAATTCGGATTTAAATGAGGTTGATACCTATAAAGAATTTAGCATAACTTCGCCAAAACCAAACAATATGTCTGATGAGGAATATAATAGAAAATGCGAAGAATACCTTAAATCAATAACAAAATAACAATACTAGTATGAGTAAAGAGGATTATTTAAAAACAGTAAATAGCGAAAATGTATTCAAGATAATGCAAAACTTGAATAAGCAAAAGGAATTGGAATCCAAATTGGTTAAAAAGTTAGCAAAACAAGACGATATTTCTTTTGAAGAACAAAAGCAATTTCAACAAATTGAATTAAACGAAAACAACGTTATTCAAGAAATGGAAAAGGAACTAATGCAAGAATTTGGTTTACATTCTGCTTCATATAACGCATTTCAAATGCTATCAAATGCTAGAATTAAACTATCTCAAGCCTTGAAAGAGCCTAATTTCTATCATTTTTCTGAAAGAATTATAAGATATGCTTGTGATTACTTAGATAGAAATAGCGATTATGACTGGATTATGCAATTAAAACACCAATATAACGAAAGAATCGCAAAACAAAAGGCTAACCAAGAAACCTTGAATAAAACCGATGATACACCAATATCTGAAGATATTTTCAATGATTTCCTCAAAAAATTTAATGATGTTCCAGAACTTGAAGAAATTATTGAAGAAACAGACAGTTAAATAGGATAGTGGTTTAGGTGTGTTTTTGGTATGATTTCCGCTTGTTGCTGCAATCATACCAAAACATAAACGGTTTAATTAACGCTAAAACCGCTGTATTTGCATTTTAAGGCATCTGGACGCCATTTTCTCGTTTTATACGATAAATTGCTAATCCAAGCAAAGAAAGTGGCTTATACGCAAAATCCAGAGAAATAGGATAGTGGTTTAGGTGTGTTTTTGGTATGATTTCCGTTTGAAACTACAATCATACCAAAACATAAACGGTTTAATTAACGCTAAAACCGCTGTATTTGCATTTTAAAGCCTCTGGAAGCCACTTTCTCGTTTTATACGATAAATTGCTAATCCAAGCAAAGAAAGTGGCTTATACGCAAAATCCAGAGAAATAACGAAATAAAACAAAAAAAAGGCTATGAATACCAATATAGATTTACAAGAGATACTTGATTTGCTTGATTGGCTATTTGGATTAGGCGATGAGGATTAAAATAACAATATCAAATAACTTTATGTGTTATGCCTACAATAAATAAAAGAACACCAAAGAAACAAAGTAGAATACTAGCAAAGACTGACAGATACAAGACCAGAAGAAGGATATATAATAGCAAGGAATGGAAAAAGGGTTTACGCTTAATTCAACTACGAAAACAACCTTTATGCCAAGTATGCCTATTACTGGGCAAGACAACGCTAGCAGAATGCGTTCATCATATTACAAGTTTCGTTGGTGTTCAATCAGTGGATGAAATGTATAATTTGGCGTTTGACGAAAATAATCTATGTAGTTTATGCAATAAGCATCACCAAATGTTACACAATCTTGAATCGTTCAAAAATAAAAAGGATAAAACACCAGAGGAACTTGCAGAATGGCTGAAACAAAATCCAACAATAGAAGATGAATTTGGTGACATTGAGGAAATAAATGACGAAGATGATGCGTAGAATGGCGTGTATTTGGCTGGAAGTTAGCCTACAATCGACTTTCCCAAATAAAACGATAAATTATTCATCTTGCACACAAAAAGGCTCAAAAAGTTGTGAAATTCAAAATATCATAAGGTCATTTTGTCGCGTGGTCAACGAGGATTTTGAACCCCCAGCCACCTATGCCCCCTATATTTTTTTTATTTCAAATTAAAATATATTAAAAATGGCAAAAACAAAAGAAGAAAAAAAAATATATTTTAGGAATTGGATGAATGCGCATCCAAATTATTATAAAGAGAAGATAAAACCATACATTGACAAGAATCGAGATACTGTAAACGAATACCAAAAGAAATATCGTCAGAAAGACCGTACAACATTAAATGGCAAGATACGTCAACTGTATGATAATTACGTTAGGTTAGATAAGATTTACAATCGTGGTGAGTGTACATTATCCAAAGACTGGATTAGAGAAAATCTTACTGAATGTTACTATTGTGGCTGTACCGATAAGATGCAATTGGGTTTTGACAGAATTGACAATACTTTGCCACATACACCAGATAATGTTGTTTGTTGCTGTGGTAGATGCAACACCAAACGTGGTTCAATGCCTTTTGAGGATTTCATTAAAGAAAAGAAAATAACAAAGTAAAAATTATATTATATTATGTCTAGAGATTATTATTTATTTAAAAGCAGAGGTCTTTCAATAGCAGACCTAAAAAATAATGACAATTTAAAAGATATTAAAATAACACAACACGGCAAAGATTCCTATTGGCTTACAGATGATGATGCTGAATTGCTGGCTGTTTGTCTTGAGGATATTGATGAAGAAAATAATAACGATGTTAACCCAATATACTTTTTTACCGCTTTTATCGGGAGAAAAGGCGAGAAGATATTGAAAAGAATTGCAAAGGCATTTGATGGTGTTGAGTTTATTGATGATGAACGAATTGAGTTTATACATAATGAGGAAAATATTCTGGTAGAAGAACTTATGAAAAAAATATTGAATGAATAATGTTTTTAACAAATTTTAAGAAAAAAGTTGTTGTAAAATTTGTTTTTCGAATATTTTTTTTATATATTTGCAATGTCAATGTATTCGAATACACACAAGGCACAAGAGGTTAGTGCCATATTTGTTAACCTCATTTATTATATTATTTGATTTTATTTTATGAGTAAAAAAAATATTAATAATTTTTATACCTACTTAGATGACATAGTAGGTGGATTAAAGACACAAATTAGTTTGTGTTTATGTGAGAATTTTCATCAAATACACAGCAATGTGGAATTAGAAAACAAAGATGATTTATTGTTTGTTGAGGAAACATTTGATAAAATGGAAGACAATATTAAATCATATCTTGATTTGTTTGCTTCTATTATTTACTGCAAAGTTGCTTCGTATGAAGATGATTCTTGTGATGATTCAAATGATGATGATTCTGGTGATGATGATTCCGATGATGTTGTAGAAGATAGCAAGTAACACAATTCTCTCTATATATATTATTATTTTGTTATGCTAACGCCACGGTTTTGTTTTGCATAATGTGCTTTGGCGTAATTAGTTTCATGATAATATTGTTTTATATCCGTGGCGTTAGTTTATCATGCTCCAAACCATTTTCTTTAATTCTATAAATAAAGAGGTGCTAGTCATTATGATTAGCACCTCTTGTTATGTTATAGCATTGTGCTTATATCAGATAGTGCTTGGTCTGTTGCCAGCGTATCAAGATATACCTCAATTCGTGATACTGACCTTGCCATTGCCGATGCTATCTGACCGATAGGTACTTTGTTCTTTAGCATTATTGATGCTGCTGTATGCCTTGCTGTATAGAGCGAGAACTTTGGAATGTCCAATTCCTTTGATACCTCGTCCAATCGCATACGTGCATATCTGTAAAGTGATGACATTGTATAATGGATTTGCTTTGGTGTATCGTTGGGTACCAGAGTATGTTCGTTATTGCATAGGAAAGGGAATATGTAACCATTGCGTAGGTGTGCTGTTGGTAGGAACATTTCAAGAATCTGTGAGCCATTATATACGCTTTTCTTCAACACTATTCGTATCGGCATTGCTGTTTTATTTCTTCTTGTTGTGATAATATAGTTTATACCGTCAAACATAACGTTATCTGTTTTGAGTTGTATTGCATCAATAGGTGCTATGCCATTGCAGTAGTAACAGAACATGAATAGTGACATTATGAATGCCTTTGAACGTCTATTCATTATATCAGACTTATCCATTTCATCCCAATAGTAAACCTTTAACCTTATTATGTCATCCTCTGACAATGCCCTATGCTTGTATGCTGGTTTAATGTGCTTGGTAAGCCACTCGTTTGCCTTGTCAATATTGATGGTTGCTATCTTATGTGCATTGGCATAATTCAACACAGCCTTTATTCTTGCAAAGTATGACTTTATCGTGCTATGCTTCAAGTCAAGTGATTTGGCAAAGGATATGAGTGTATCACTATCCAGTTCTGTTATCAGAAAGTCCCTATTGAAATACTCTTTCAGCGCATTGTACGTTGTATAGTAGTTTTGTGCGCTAGAATGCGTTAATTTGTTTTCGGTGATGATTTTATTGCTTATTGATAGAAAATCCAATCCAGAGGCATTTACGTTCAAACTGAGGGATTCTATGAGCATTGATGCGGAATACGGTTCATTATTCTTTTCGTATTCAAGTTTCTTTGCCATAACCTTATTCTTCAAATCAAGGATATTGGCATTGATGGCGGCAAAGTTAGGATAGCCTTTCTTCACCGATTCGTTCTTATCGTCCCAATAGCGTTTTGTTGTTGAATAGCCAGTGGATTTGGTTTTCTGTTCCCCATTCCAACGCACCACAATCACGATAGGGTTTGTACCTCCAGATAATGTCTTTGATTTCCAAAGTTGTAGTTTGATTACTGCTGATGTTGTTTTCATACTGTTTAAAATAAAAATGTTGGTTTACGGTACAAATATATAAAATTTAAACCGAAACCAACAAATAAACTTAGTTAAAAAAAACTAATAATATATTACATAGTAATATAATTTTGAGAAAAAATTGTTCAACGAGAACGAATAGTCCAGATTATATCTATATTGATTATCAACAAATTACATATTTTGAATAGGTGTACCAAAATCTATAAATATCTATTATAAAGTGTACCATAGGGTGGAATGTAAAGATTGCATTTTTTTGCTTTTAAATTTGTTTTTTACAAAAGTTTTTTATATGTTTGTAGAAAAACAAATATGGAAGAGATTTGGAAACCAGTTGTTGGATATGAAGGATTGTATGAAATTAGTAATTTGGGAAAAGTTAAAAGTTTGAAATATGGAAAAGAAAGGATATTGAAATCATCTAAAAATAAAGTTGGTTATTTGATGGTTAGTTTGTTTAAAGATGGAAAACATAAAATTTATAAAGTACATCGGTTAGTTGCTAGTGCCTTTATTCCCAATAATGACTTATTCAAAACAGAGGTGAATCATAAGGATGAAAACAAAGAAAACAACAATATTGAAAATCTTGAATGGTGTACACATAAATACAATATTAACTACGGAACAAGAATTGAAAAAATATCAAAGCAAGTTAATCAATATGATTTGGCTGGTAATTTCATACAGTCTTTTCAATCGACAATGGAAATTGAAAGACAACTAGGTTTTGATAATAATCATATATCAGAATGTTGCAATGGCAAACGAAAAACCGCTTATGGTTTTCTATGGGAATACGCATAAAAAATGGCAAAGTGTTTCACCTACACTTTGCCCAATCAATCCAGTAGCGAAATTCCTTTAAAACTACAAGCCTTGATGTATTATTTGAAATTATATACAACACCAACGTTCTTTATATTTTCTTGTATTTCCTTTTGGTACTTTTCCTCTTTCCATTTCAGATATTCAGTTCTAAACCACTCATTAGTAAAGCAAGGGCAATCCTTATTTGCAAATGTCCTATGACCGTAAACGTCACTGACTGTAAGATGATACATTTTTAACAAATATTCAACCAGTTCAAACAGTGATTGCTTTTGCTTGTCATTAAGTGTATTTTTCGATTTTCCGTTCTTATCCAAACCTCCGCAATAACAGATTCCACAAGAAATGTAGTTGTATTTTGATGTATGCGCACCGACACAATCAGTACCTCTTGCTTCGAATATATTGCCATCCAAATCAATATACCAGTTATATCCTATGCAAGACCATCCTTTTGCTTTATGCATCTTGTCAACATCATCACAAGAAAATGGCTTTCCCTCTTTGGTTGCGGTACAATGTAGTATCAGCATTTCTGTCCTTTTACGTTTAGCCAATTTCTGTTTCGGTTGTACATTATATGTTTTGTATTTCATCTTTTCTTCTTGAATCTAATTAAATCATATGATACACCAATTCCTACAAATGGTGAGAATCCTTGTTTGGTAAATCCATATCCACCTTGTAGTGATATTGCCCATCTTGAATAATCCCTTATTATCGTTCTTTCCCTTTCAATTGTTGTGTATATCAGACTGTCTTTTCTGAATATCTGCAATGTGTCGATATTTGGTTTATAACCGCTTATTACAGCGCGGTAATCATCGTCTTGATATATTTTACGTTCAATGGGTATATCTGCGATTGTAGGCGAATTATTGACAAATACCGTATCTCTTATTGTCTTGTACTTGTATTCCACAATAGGTATTGGCTTTTCTATTGTTACCGTATCGTGTTTTACAATATATTCAATTTTTATTTTCTCAACCACTTTTTCCTTTGGGTGTGCATTTATAAGGTATAACAGTAGAAGTGCCAACACAATTAAAATAAAGGGCAAATACAAGCCTTGCCCTTTATTTATAGAATTAATTACTTTCTTCATCATCACTATCTTCTTCCTTTAACCTCAAATCTCTCCTTATTCCGTTAATACCGTTTTTAACAAGATTGTTTGTGTACATTCCGATGCCCAACACTGATGCGGTATATAACAGTGATTGTCCCAATATCCAAAGTATTGAATCGGCAACCTCACCCAATGGCGGTATCAAGAAACCAGCAATTGTCAATGACCAGCCAAGACCAAAGGCTATTAGACAAGTGATGACCGCCAATTTGTTCTTGAAATCAAGTTCTTTATAACTTTCCCTTTTCATTTTCTCCAGTCATTTTGTTTTGTATAATAAATACCTTTCAAAAAACGAAATCAGTCATCCATTTGCCAATTTATGTAGTCTTTTTCTTGCTCTGTTGTGTCGGTATGTATCTGTTCATTGAAATCATCGAAATCCTCGTCACCATTGAATACGTTCTGCAAGAAATTGGTGTTTCCAAGGTTGCTGGTACAATAGCCATCAACTCTGTTTGCTGCTACACCATTGGTTTGGTCTCTGATAATAACAGCACCATCATTATCCTTTGCGATAAGGTTTGCTGCTGTTGATGTAGTACCAGTGTATAATTCGATACCGAAACCACCATCCATAACTGGCAATGGTGAATATCTGTTTGATGGCACATTGGTGTGATTCCACAAATATCCGTAGGAATATCCGTCACTATTAATTGGTACATCCAAAGTACCGAATACAGCACCACCTAAAACAACTCTGAAACGCAAACGCAATCTAACAAGTATGTTCTGTTCTTGTGTGTATCTTTCTACTGGACCATCTTCCAATATTGGTGCATATTTGTTTGCTGATTCTGCCAAATCATATATTGCATTGTTTTCATCATCCAAGAACCTTACCTTTGAGGAATCACCAGAATGATAACCATCCGTCCAATACCAAAAACCTTGATAATTGGCTTCACCAGCACTTGCATTGTAGTTTGTGGTATATTCTCCCAATATGATTGGTGGTACTAATACGTTTTCGCTATCATAATCTTCATCTTGCAATATGCATTGGAAAGTCATATTCTGTGTTGGTCTTGCTGCTTGTGCTGCACCAGTGGCTTCCATAAGGTAGCATCGCCAATAGTAGTTTTCCAAACGTAACGCTTTCCAACATTCTGCCTTTGAATCCTCATATATCCAGAAACCGCTACGATAGAACTTTAAGTGCTGTTGAACAATTGGTGCTGATGTTGTACAATACATACCAGTTATATTGCTGTTTGTTGGTTTTATATATCCAAATTCACATACTAGTTTGTACTGATTTCCCAATATTGTGATAGGAATTGTTTTCTCAACAACTGAATTGGTAAGGAACTGGCACCCCATATATTTTGGCTTGTTATTCTTATCAAGACCACGAATATACAACTTTGGTGAAATGCTTGTTTTACCATTCCATACTGGTTTCTGAACATAGAAATCAATTGTATTGTTTCCGCTAAATGTATTTCTTACCTCATAACTTCCTATTTTAAGACATAGGTTTTTGATATTATCATAATCAGATGGTTTCAAGCCTTTGTCATTATCTCTGTTATTAACCCTACCTCTAATTTCAAATGCCTTTTGGTTTGCGTTAAGTGTTATGCCACTTGGCCAGTTGATGGTAAACAATTCACCGCAGTTATTATCATAATTTGCAAAATCAGATAATCGGTAAACGTTAGGTAAATCCCTATCCCACTTTTTGGTTATCCAATCCCTTGAAAACACGTTATCCCACGTAACACGTGATGTTTCGCCACTAACTACTGGACCTTGGGCTACAAAAACTCGCAAATAAGGGTATTTAGTACCGCTTGTATCTGAATATTGTGTTACATCAGTTGTACCGCCACTTGTATTTGCACTATAAGTACCTTGAAATAACGTAGGTATTTTATTTCCGTTTTCGTATGTATATCCAGAGTTTTTATTACCCTCTTCCCTTACGTCTCCTTTCCAAAGATTTTCGTAATAATCGGAAAAGTTTTCGTTATCCGCTTGAATCGCCACTGGTTGTGTTCCACCAGATGTAAAGCGTAAAGGTTTGTATTTGGCAAATAGGTTGACTGAATCACTTTTACATAACGTACCCAAATCATTTGAATTATGTGCCATTGCTTGCTTTGGGTCACTTATTTGTATCGGTAATCTTGAAACAATTCCGTTTGAATTTGACATATATATTAATTTTTTTAAATGAATTATTTGTTATTCGAATATTTTTTTTATATATTTGCTATATATATTAAATACCGATTTGCTATGGAAGAATATAAGTTTTTTAATCCGAATGTGCTTGTTAGTAATTATGGTAGAGTTTCTTTTTTGAAATACAAAACACACACCACTTATGGTACACTAACTGAAAACGGACGCTATGTTGTTATTATTTCACAGAAAAAATATCAAGTACATCGTTTAGTTTGGAATGTATTCAATGGTGAAATTCCAGATGGTTATCACATACATCATATTGATGAGAATCCACAAAATAATCATTTGGATAACCTTGCTTTAATGCCAAGTAATGAACATTTAAAAATGCATAAAACTGGAAAACATCGTTCAAAAGAAACAAAACAAAAAATGAGTATTTCCAAAAAAGGTTGTATACCTTGGAATAAAGGTAAACAAATGTCAGATGAACAAAAGCAAAAATTAACTGGAAAAAAACGCTCTCTTGAATCCAGGCAAAAAATGAGTATTGCCGCCAAAGCACGTTACGAAAAAATATGTTGAATAAGGGATAAGTAAAATTATCCCTTATTTTTTAATTCTTCTTTCAATGCTTTTATTTCTTCCTTTAATGCTAATATTTCAGCATAACAAATCGCTGTTATCTTTTGGTAATTCAAAGATGGAATATCACCATCAACAACCAGTTCGGGATATACCTCATTTACTTCCTCTGCAATGAAACCTATTGATGGTTTATTGGTTATCGTTGATACATATTCAACTGGACGTAAATCGCCTCTTAATTTCAAATCCTTAATATCGGTTTTTACTTTCCTTGAACTATAGCACGCACTTTCACCTATGGCCAATATATTACCTTGAACCGTTAAATCACCATCTATGTTTGTTTCACTATTAAGGTTGATTAAATTATCGGCATTAACAGCAAAATTATTTGAGCAGTTTATGGTTACATTATTTGCTGAATTGATACTTATTGTGTCTCCTGTGCCTCGTATGTAGGATGTTGTCTTACCAAGATATATTCTGCTGTCATTTGATGTGCTTGCCGTAGTAGTACCGCTTATAATTAATCGACCATTGATAGTAGTTGTATTACCGCTTGAATAGTGCTTGTTTGTACCAATTGTGGTATTACCCTTAATTGTGGTTGTGTTTCCGCTTGCATTACCTAATGTGGTTGCACCAGATACCTTTAACGTGCTTGTGCTTGTGATACCACTGAACGTTGCAGTACCAGCACTTGTTATTTTCCAAGGTGTTGATGACCAAGAACCAGTTGTATTTCCGTTTGTACCTTTTATTTCATAAGGTATCAATGTATCTGTTTTAAGAATTACATAACCCTCATTATCGTTTTGACCAATCTTGATTATGTTGCTATCTTCGTCATAAGGCATTATGGTATCTGTAACCACTTTTCCAGTTACAATTGCATCACCACTGATTGTACCACCAGTTTTATCGTACTTGTTTGTTATGTTGTCCCAACTTGAAACCTTTGCTGATGTTATACCATCCAATACAGATTTATTTGAGTGTGTATGGTTGTTTGTATATGCTGTGTCCCAATGGCTTACTTTGGTTGATGTGATGCCATCCAATACGCTCTTGTTTGAGTGTGTATGGCTGTTTGTTATGATGCTTTGGTCAATATCATCCAATACCGCCTTGTTATCGTGTTCGTGTTCGTATGAATATGCTTCATCCCAATGGCTTACCTTTGTTGAATTGATACCATCAAGTACAGATTTGTTTGAGTGTGTATGGTTGTTTGTTGCCGCATTATCCCAATTGGTAATTTTGGTGTTTGTTATCAAATCCAGTACAGATATGTTGCTATGGCTGTGTGCCGATGTTGCAGCGTTGTTCCAATTGGTTATGTTCGTATTTGAAATGTTGTTCAATGCAGCAATGTTTGAGTGTGTATGCGATGATATGTTCAATGTGCTACCAGTACCACCCAATATAGTGCCACCGCTTGCAGTAATCTTGTTGATTGTTCTACCATCACCAGTTATACTACCGCCACCACCGCTTTCAGATGTTGATGTTCCGTAGCAAGAAACAGCGTTGTCACCAATGAAATTGTAACGTGAGTGTGTATTACCACTGGCATCTGTGTAGAATAAGTCATTTAATTGTGTATAGGCTGAAACACCATATGTATAGCCACTATTCCACTTGTTTATGTCCGTTTGGCTGATGCCATCCAAAATTGATTTATTAGCGTGTGTATGGGATTGAGAATATGCAGTGTCCCAATGGCTAACCTTTGTTGATGAAATGCCATCCAATACGCTCTTATTTGAGTGTGTATGACTATTGTCAATAACTGATTGTGTAAGGTTGTCCAATACCGCCTTGTTTGAGTGAGTATGGCTATTCGTTGCAGCATTATCCCAATTCGATACCTTTGTTGAATTGATGCCATCCAGTACAGATTTGTTTGTATGCGTATGGCTATTGTCAATTACACTTTGAGTAAGGTTGTCCAAAACAGATTTATTGGTATGCGTATGGCTGTTAGATGCAGCGTTGTCCCAATTCGTAAGTTTGGTATTTGTTATCAAGTCGAGTACCGATATGTTGTTATGGGTATGTGCCGACAATACGCTATTGTTCCAGTTTGTGATGTTTGTGCTTGAAATGCTATTCAAGGCATCCATATTGGAGTGAGTATGTGAACTAATCACAAGTGTATTACCAGTACCGCTTAATCTTGTACCACCGCTTGCTGTGATGATGCTGATTGTTCTACCATCGGCTGTAATTGCAGCACCGCCACCACCACCTTCAGATGTTGCTGTACCATATGCTGATACCGACAAATCACCTACAAATCCATACTTTGAGTGAGTGAAACCGCTTGCATCACGATAGAACCAGTCATTTAAATCTGTATATGCTGAAACACCATAAGTATAACCGCTATCCCACTTGTCGATGTCATTTTGGTCTATGCCATCAAGAACAGCCTTGTTTGCGTGTGTATGCTTTGCATCATATGCTTCATCCCAATGGGTTGTCTTTGCTGATGTAATTGTGTCCAGTGTATCTTTATTAGCGTGTGTATGGCTATTCGTTGCCGCATTATCCCAATTTGTAGTCTTGGCTGATGTGATAGTGTCAAGCACTGCCTTGTTGTTATGTGTATGGCTGTTGTCAATTACAGATTGTGTGAGATTATCCAACACACCTTTGTTGCTGTGGCTGTGTGCTTGGTTTGCCGCATCGTTCCACTCTGCCACACTACCAGTTGTTGCTGCTGACAATGGGTTATGTGTGATTGCTGTCCATTCAACGCTTGATGCAGAACCACCACCTCCAGTTGCAGATATTTCCACATTGCCATCAGATATTGAAAAGTTGATGTTATTACCAGCAGTCATTGATGATATTGAGTGTCCGCTAATAACAAGTGGGGAATATTCTCCACCGCCACCAGTTGATGTTCCATAACAAGATACAGCATAATCGCCAATCAAGTTGTATCGTGAGTGTATATTACCGCTTGAATCCTTATAGAACCAATCATTTAAGTCGGTATATGCTGAAACACCATAGGTATAGCCGCTTTCCCATCTGTCAATTGCATTTTGGGTTATGCTGTCCAATATAGCCTTATTTGCGTGTGTATGCATATTTGCATATGCTGAATCCCAATTATCAACGTCTGTTTGAGTTATTCCAGAAAGCACATTAAGGTTATTGTGAACGTGCATTTCAAGATAAGCCAAATCCCAATTGTCAATATCTGTTTGGGTTATATTATCCAATACGGACTTGTTGGTATGGCTATGAGCCGAATTTGCGGCATTATTCCAGTTATTTATCTGTTCTATTGTGACTGCCGACAAAGGGTTATTGGTAATTGCACTCCATTCAATTGTTGTTGCTGAACCACCGCCACCACCAGTTGCAGATATTGTGAGTGTGCTTGATGAAATAGAGAATATGATATTATCACCAGCAGTCATTGCAGAAATTGGTGTGCCATCGACAACTATATAGCCACCGCCCTCACCGCCACCGCTTGATGAACCTACGCCATAGCAAGAAACAGCGTGGTCGCCAGCAAAGTTATAGCGTGAGTGTACAACACCATTTTCATCCATATAGAACCAGTCCTTTGCGTGATTAACCCAATCTACATCGCTGTAAGCAAGTGTTGCACCGCTAACGTTTTCATCGCCATCCAACTCTTGAAAGGTTATTGTTGCGCCAATATCCATTGTACCACCGCTTAATGCAAGAAAGTAGTTATACAATACTGGTAGTGATACACCGCCACCACTGCTTGAACTGCTTGAACTTGAATATCCCCTATAACCACCAGCGTTCAATAGGAATCTGTTGCGATAGTGGTGCGGATGATATGCCTTTAAGAAATCCATATTTACTCTTTGTTTTTATATTCTGTTAAGTTAAGTTTGACTTTATCAAGTCTCATTTGGTATTCAGCATCATTTGCCAAAAATGTTCTACCTAATGACTGTACGTAAATCTTTGTAAAAGGATTAAGGTCAGTGTTGTTGAAAGTGTTGCTGTATTTCACTTTTGGTAACGAGTAGTGGTCTACGTATCTCTGGATGATATGATGTTCCATTATATCACTGTTTCCATCGTTATTGACATTGTTCAGATATGCGTATTCGTTTCCGTTCTTGATTAGCGCAAATGAATATGACGAATGTTTGAAATCAAATGTGTTAATGTATAGCGTTATATCCCTTGCTTCCTTTACGTATTTCTCGTTAATGATATTTGTGTATCTTACATCATCTTCCTCAAAATCGAAATCAGTATTATCGTCATTTGGAATTACATATTTCATTGATATGCTCGATAAGTGAAATGCTTTAAGGATAATGTAATTAAGCATACGTGGCACATAAAGATACCCTTGACTTTGTGTATCTCCAGTAACCCATCTTTCAACATAGTGGTATTGTTCACCAGTATTTGGTCCAGACCATCTTACGGGAAATGGGAATGTTCCATCATATCTGTTATCACCAGTTGTTTGTGTGTAATTGATGGTAGTCCAATTATGCAGATTCAATACCTCATCAATGCTGAATTGCACTGTACCTTGAATATTGAAATTGGGTAATCTTATAAGTATTCCACTTTCGTTTGACTTATTGAATGTATAACTTACCTCATTATCTGGTTTAAGGTTATCAAAGTTATCACCAGTGTGAAGAATTGTTAAAAATTGGAATTGTGTTGCTGCTGTTGTCCAACCCTCTGTGTAAGGGAAATCTGCTCTATACAAAGTTTCATCGTATTCTGTTTTCCAATCTGCATACCAAATTCCAGTATCACCAGTAAGTCCTCTGTTATATGTTCGTGTGTAGTAGTAGTCACCAACCTTTAATGTAGCGTTTATAACTACAAGCAATGTCTGTGGATATACGCTTATCTCTGTATTATCGTAATATGTTGTTGAGGTTGTGCTTGCATTTTCTGGGTCATAGAAATGGTTTGCATACTGATAGTTCGCTTGGTTGCTCAACTTGTAGTTCATATCCAATACGATATAATCACCAGCATTAAAGAACATTGTTGTAGGGTTGAAAAACCTCATAATGTTAATGCGATAATTATCATAAGATGCGTCAACACAATGCTTTACCACGTAGGTTGGGTTTTCCACCTCACCTTTATCCCTATCGTGCAGATAGGTTATTGCTGTTGATATTGATGGGTTGTTGTCAAACTCTCCATTTGTAAACTCCTTATATGACACTTGAAAGAATGTACCAGCCGATATTGAATTGCTATTGCATCGCTTTGTGTTCGCAAACGTTACTGAATATGGCTGTGGTGCTATTGCTGCATAACTATTCGACTGCAACTTGTAGAAAGCGTTATAACAGATATATTCTGTGTCCCTTGCATTATCAGCATATGACGAATCCTTGATTGTGAGTTTTGAAATATCGCCATCAACATTGTTAGGGTATTTCTCCAAGTATTGAGTAATACCAGTATCTGTAATGTTCTTTATTAGGTCTGAATACTCCAAAAGATTATCAACCACCGTGACCTTATTATAAACTTCATCCAACTCTATCTCACAAGTATCATCACCGCAAGTAACTCCAGAATTAAGGATATACGTTGGGAATTGAATTGTTTCTGTTGTTGGTGTGCTTGATGATAAGGTATATACGTTGAAAGTCATTGCTGAATTGTTATAGACATCGGTCATATCAACACAATACAAGTCATTTTTCCATTGTACCATTGTAAGACCAAGATAAGCCATAATGTATTCCAGTATTTCATCACATTTCAACGCTTCATCTTCCTCGTCATAAAAGTTCATCTGTTGTAGATATATGGTGTTCAGCAAATCAGTGCTGCCATTGATTGATAGTTTCTTCTGTACGTATATCTTGTCAAAGAACTTATCGCCATTAACCAGACCAAGAATATACTTGATAACGTTATATGTTGTTTCAATTGTTTTACCATTGCCGAATTGCATATACTGCAAGGCACTTAATCTGTCAATTGCTTCCAACGATACCTCATCAACCACTCTTGAATAAGGCTGTGAATAAATGCAAGGTGTGATAAAGCCACTCCAGAATATTTCGTTATTCTTGAATATATCAACCTTTATTCTTGTGATTTCACCTTGATAGACATCAAACTTGGGGTTTTGCAGCAATAGTTTCAATGATGCACCAGAATATCGTATTGGCTTGAATACATCAGATGACATATCATAAGTGATTTCAAGTGGTGTACCCTCTGGTATCAATTCCTCACTATTATCTTCATCTTGTTCTTCTTCCTCTTGTGGCAATTCATCAACGATTTCACCAGTTATGATATTCATCCATTTGCCATTGTCAAGTTGAATCCATTCATCGGGATTAAAAGGGTCGTGTTCTGGATTACCATCATCTGCCGAAATGACAACCATTATTTGGTTGTCATCTATATCGGCAAATTGTGTGTTATATAGTTTTATGTATGCCATAAATTAAATTATCTTTTATTCTTTTCAGATATTCTTTGGTTTCTTGTTCCGTAATTACAATTTTGTTTTGGAGTTACCCACTCAAGATTATCTAATGTGTTATTGTTTAAATCCTCATCTTTATGATTGACTTCTGGTAAATTATTTGGATTTGGTAAAAACGCTTGAGCAACTAATCTGTGTACTAAATAAAACGTTCTTGATTCGCCTTTTCTTAAACCTATTATATGATAACCAGTTCTTGTCGGTTTAGATTTTATTATTCTATCAAATAAAACACCTTTTCTTGCTAATGATTTTATGCGTCCCATATTTGAAATCATATACATTCCCTCATAACCATCAATATCTCTCCATTCTTCATTTTGTAAATCATCAATAGGCTGTGGAATAGTAATATTATTTCTCTTAAAATACCAATTGTAATAATTTTCTATATTTCTCATTTCTTTACATTTTATGCAAACATATAAAAAAATTATTCATTTACCAAATCTTGCTACGCTTTTTTTCATAGTTTCGTAAGACACCATAAAGTGTATCTCCTTTTATTTCAAACGTTACTTCACCGCTTTGCTGATTATTTGCATAACCACCAGTGCCATCCAAAAGATGAAATAATTTGGCTTGTTGTGTACCATTCAATATTAATTCACCTGAATTAACCCTTGCAATGTTGTAGTCACCAACAGAACGGTTTCCACTGAATATTCCACCATCTGCAAACTTTGGAACAATACCACCTTGTGAGAAACCACCAGTCATTGCCAATGCTGCTGTGATAGCGGCAACCACTGCTCCAATTGCTGCTATTGCTTCAATCCAGTGGCTTGATGTGCTTACAGCCTTTTCAGTACCCTCTGCAATTGCTGCCTTTGATGATGATGTTGTTACCATCTCTTTGGTTTTGGATTCTGCTGCATTAAGTGCTATTGCTTCCTTTGACAACTGGTTTTGCTGCTTTGTTATGGTAACGAAACTTTCTTCAACTTGTTGCAATTGCTTATAACCGTCAATAAGGCTGAATATTGAATCTATCGTTGAATTGATTGCATCTTGCATTGCAAAAAACTTTTCAAATCCGCTTGCATCATCATCAGCCATTGTTTCGGTAAATGACTGCCAAGCACCAGCAAAGTTTCTTATTGTATCAGTACCATTTTGCCATACTGCAATCTGGTCTCTTGACAAATCAAATTTCTTCCAATCAATATCCCTTAATTGTTCGTTGATAGACTTACTTATTGCTTCTTTGTATTCTTTACCTACAATACTTTCGATATATTGACCGATATGATATTGTCTTAAACCATTTGCAAAAGCATCTACAAATTTTTGCGCTTCCTCATCACCATCTAGTCCGCTTTTAATTGTTTCAATAAATTCTTTAAGTTTTTCATCTTGATAATCAAAATCGACACCTTTACCTTTTAATGTACTACCCAAAGCAACACCAGTATCTAATTTATCATATATATTTGTTATGTCACCAAAATCTAGTGCTTTGATAAATTCTTTTGGGTCAATACCTTTTTTGAATGCTTCCAGATATGCATCCAATATTGCCTTATCTAATTTATCTTTATATTCATCTGCGTGTTCAAACCAATAGTTGAAAGCATAGCGTACCTTATCAGTTATTGTTCCATTTGCTTCTTCATAACGTTTCTTATCTAGTTCAAAATCCCCACCAATCTCTTCAAATCTCTTTGCCAATTCAGTTCCTGGATTAACCTTTGTTGGATTGGATTTCAAATAATCATCCAAATAATATTGTAGGTCTTTTCTACTTTCTTCTATGTTTTGAATATATTTATAGATTTCATTGTAGTATTTCTCAATAAGTTCAGCCTCGTCTCGTTTTGCATCAACGTGTACCTTTCCGTTTTCCCATATATTGAACAAATCTGTATTCTGGAGGTCATTGATATACTTCAAATAAGTTTGGTTTACTACATCATTCAGTTTTGGTAGCCTTTGGTTAAGTCCGCTATAATCGTTGCTTGTCCTTCTTTCTTCTTCTTCAACCTTGAGTTTGCTTAACTTTCTTCTATATCCCTTTTGGGTTTCAATAAGTTGCTTTAATTGCTTGTTTTCTTCTTCTGATAAATCTGCGGTTTCACCTTGTATCTCTTTTAACTTTTCTAATTTAACACGATAATTGTTAATTTCTTCGCTGTTGATTCTAATTGATTCTTCCAACACATCAATTTCCGACATATTGGTAATACCACTCCAGACTTTCAACGCTGACATTTTCATCTGTGCCGACTTGATGGATTTTTCAAAACGCTCCATTGCGCTCTTTAATTCCTTTTCCTCGTCAGTGAGGTTTTCAGTTGCATCAGTTGCTTTGGTTGTTCCAGAATTTAATATTTTGTCTGTTCTGTATAACTCTTGGTTAATATTTGTTTCTTCATCAACAGCGTCAGCATACATTGCTATACCTTTTGATAGTTCATCTTCTTTATCGGTAACAGCAACAGCAATATCATATTGTCTTCGAAATGCTTCCGACAATTTATCTGGGTTGAAAAATTGTTTAGTCAGTATAACATTACCGAACTCGTCAACTATATCCTCTGTGTCATTCATCATTGACTCATAACCAGCCCTTATTCTTTCTTGCATTTTCAGATACTCATAACCGCCTTTAATATACTGCTCGCTTATACTATCGCTAACCCCACTTAATGAACTATTGTATTTTTCAAGAGTTTTCTTCATATAGTCTTTGCCAGCCTCTTTACCCATTTTAATTGCACCTCTCCGTATTTCTTCAAGTCTATCTTCGGCTGCTTTGATTACATCATCAATATCTTTTCCATTAATATCCTTTTCTCCATTGGCTTTCCTACGTTTCAAATCTGCGATTGTTGCTCTCTGGAGTGCAAGAACTGCCTTGTTTGAAGCCTTGTATGAACCAAGGTCATCCAGTTTTTCATATAACTCCTTTGCCCCTCTTATTGCTTCACTTAGATTGGTAAAAAAATTTGACCAGTTGCCATTGTTAAGAGAAGTAACAAAAACATCGTATGCTGCTTTTGCTTGTGAAACTTTTATTCCCCACGCATCAATATTGCTTTCAGTTGACATAAAAGCATCGGACACTACTTTTGCAGCAGTAGCACCTATTGCCAATGCTCCAGAAAACTTTCCTAAAAGACTAATACCACCTGTAAGACCCCTTGAGAAATCACCAACAGAACGAGCCATATCTTGGTAACGCTTGTTTGCAATTGCCCTTTCCCTTGCTGCTTTTCTTTCCTCTGCTACGAGTTTACGAACATCAGTGCCAGTTTGCTTAACCTTTGCATCGTATTCATTAACTTGCTTTGCACTCTTGTTAATCGCATCATCGTGCTGGCTTGTATCTAGGGTTAACCTCGCCTTGTAATCCATTTCTTGTTTATTTTAATTCAATATTATTATTGCTGTTGAAAAAACCTACTACTTCAACTTCCTTAACCTTGTCATTCTTTATCTTTTCCTCAAATGATTTTGCCATATTCCTTGCCTTGCTGATTTCCTCATTGGTTGGCGTTTCGTGTGCTTTAACCTTTGCTGGTTGTTCCCACGCAAATTCCATTATATCCTTTGCCTTCAGTTTCTTCTTTGAGTTGACTTGTGCCGTTATGTATATCTGTTGTCTGCACATTTCCCATTGGTTTCTGTCTGCATAAGGAATTAGGTCGATAAGGGTATTCACTTCCCAATCTTCCAACTGGTTCATAAAGTATTCAGCACTTATCATCTTAAACTCTATGCACAGTATCTTGAATAATTCGTGTACAGTCTTTTGGGTTATTTGCTTTTCTTGCTTGCTTTTTTTTTGCTTGTTTCAACCTTTTCAGATATGTTGTTATTCTTCGTCATCATCGCTAGAATATAGTCACCAAATTCACTTACCTTTTCGGGTTGTTCATCAAGTGCATCAACAAATGATTCGAAATCAATTGTAGCATCTTTGTTTCCAGCCATTATGCAAGAATAAAACAAGATAAGCATTGAATTAAGTCCGTTAGGTTGGAATGATTCATTTGTAATGTTTTCGTAGATAAGCAAGGCTCTGAAACCGTATTTTACATTGTAAGTTTTTTCTTTAATCGTTATATCCATTGCTATAAAATATTTAATTTAGTTATTTAATATAAATAACGCAATTGTACCAAACTAATTTGGTTTTTAAAATTTTTTTTTATATATTAGCAAAAAATATTAATTAATATGTCTTGTGGAATTATTTATAAGTGGATTTGCGTACCAACTAAAAAATGTTATATAGGTCAGAAAGTAATTGAAAACTATGACCAGCGGATAAATCGTTTTTTAAATTTCAATAGATATTACACTTCATATACAACAAATATAATAAATAAAGTTGATGCTGAAAGAATGAAATATAATTCAAAAGATTATTGGATATATGAAGATATTGAAATAATTAATTGCAATACGCCAACAGAATTAAAAGAATGTCTGAACGAAAGGGAAATGTATTATATTGAATTATTTGATACCTACAATAACGGTTTAAACTCAACACAAGGTGGATTAGGTACAATAGGTCATAAAAGGACTGAAATAGAAAAGGAAAAAATATCCAAAGCATTAAAAGGAAAACCTAAACCTCCAAGAACAAAAGAACACATAAAGAAAATAAGTGATTCTATTAAAATCGGTTTTAAAAATGGAAGGAAAGTCTGGAATAGTAAAAAAATAATTGCACGTAAAAACGATGAGATAATAGGTGAATTTGATTCAATAAGAGAATGTGCTAAACAATTAAACCTTTCATTAATATCAGTACAACGTTATTTGGCTGGCACAGTAAAACACAACAAACAAGGATATACATTTGAATATAAAAATTAAGGGAAACCAGTAATAACTGATTCCCCTCTAATAAAATTATTTTATAAACAAAGGATAATTATATGTTACCCAACTGATGTCACTTTTACAAGTGAGCCAACGCCCGTGAACGTGCAACTGTACGATGCTTCGTCTCCATCTGGAGCGTTCAATTGGAGTGATGTGATAATCACCTTACCCTTATACAAGAAATTACCAGATGCAGTCCAATAATCTTCAGTTATATTACCGTGACCTTGAACAAGACCATCACCTTTGGTTGAACCGCTATATGAGCCAGTTTCGTCTTTAATACCAAAGTAAACAGTTACTTCATCACGCGATGTCATATGGGTAAACAAATCGTTGAACTCGCTGTCATCGCCACTGGCATCCAAAGGGAAGACATTTTCCGATGTGATTTCCCAAGTGATTCTATTTACCATACTAGAACCGTACAAGCCAGTATCTTTGTTACTTACATCAGCAGTTTCACCGTTGATGCTCAACGTGTGGTTTGTAGCGAACGCAAAAGAATGTCCGCTATCGTCAAAAAGCATTAATTTCTTGCCCGCTACCGTTGTCTGAATATTGCTGTTTGCCATATTATTTTAATATATATTAAAAAAATTATTTTATTTGAAATGTAAATGTGAGTGTTTGAACATAAGCATCATCTTGATATGCTTCCACCACATTTGATAATCTTATTTGTGAAATTAGTAATTCTTCGGATTTATACCACGAACAATCCAGTAGGTTTCTTACAGCATTTGCTATATTGCACCCTTCAAGATATGTTGCAGTCACGCAATTTATTTCCACTGTAACCAAATCCTTTATTATACCATCCTTTGAAAACTCTGAATTAACGCTTGTTCTGGTAAATACAATGAATGGATATTTCGTACCGCTTTCAACTACAATTGGAAATATGTTTTTTCCAACATAACCGCCTATTGTTTCATCTTCCGACAGAATCTTGTATATATGTTTGCCTAATAGTAATGAATTGGTTGTTGCCATCAGAACTTCTTATCGTTTATCTCTATTATTTTCTTCTCCAGCATTTCATCCATTGCGCTTAATACCTCATTCTTTGTTGTCTGTATGGCACTCTTGAAGAAGAATTTCGTACCAAGTTTTTCAGCATTTATTCTGCCACAGAACACCTTTTTTCCAGTACGTGGGTCAGTATGGTATCTATCATCAGTACCCAATTCGAAGAAACGTGTTCTAAACGTACCGCTATACTTGTCGCGTGTACCCATAATGTGTACCTTGCCCTCGTTTGGTGTTGTTCCCTTTTTCTTGAATACAGATGTCTTTACAGCATCAACCAACGTGTCCTTGTATTTGGTTACGTTCCTTACCCTTGATGCTGGCAATCTGCTTTTAAGGTTGGTCTTGGTTTGTTTTGCAATTATGCTTGCACCTTTACCTACAGCAGCCTTTGCAACCTTGTCCATTTCCTTTATGCTGAAGTTTCTGAACATTTCGTATATTTCAGCAGCATCACAAGCAAAGCCACCAGATTCTCTGTAAGTTTGGTTATTTGCCATAATTAATCATTAATTTCTTCCGTAGTTATCATCTTGTACTGATAGTCTTGATTGTCCTCGATTTCCAGTATTCTGTATCGTCTTTGTTGGTATTCGACCTCATCATAGCCTATGCACTGTACATATCTGTGGATTTGGAATTGCTTGTTGTACAGATAGGCAATATCTCCGTTTTCATTTCCTCTACCGCCACCGTTGTGCATTATCCTTGCCCTTGTGCAAATAACACAATCGTCTTTCTTGACCATTGAACCAGTTTCATCTTGTTCGTATTTGGTCTTAATAATCCTTATCGGTGTATTATATAATCCAGCACTACTCATTGCAACAACATTTATTTGAATTGTTATTTTTAAGGTTTTGCGGATTGTAGTTTCTGTATGAGTCCAGAATGTATCTGAAACCCAATGGTAATTCAGTGTTGTTTGAATGATTTACGGATTCACGGTTGTCATACAATGTTCCAATGTAAAGCAATATCGCACCAGCCAAACCGCTTGGTATATCACCATCTTCATCTTCCAATTCCTCTAATGGATAATCAATGTTCTTCTCAACAATGTCTTGTGCAATCTGTGAATATTGCGACAAAATAAAATCATCACCGTGCCAGAAAGAATCCAAATTCAAGTGCTTTTTAATAGTATCTAAGTCAATGTAGTTTTTCATTTAAGGGATGATTTTAATTGTTTTAATTTCTCAAATCTTAATTTATTTGCTTCACTAATTTTTCTTCGTGTTTCTTTTGTATGTTTCTTTCCATAAAATGGGTTGTTTTCGCCAAACATTTTATCTTTATGTGATTCACTCATTTTTATACGTGATTCTTCTGTTATTATTTTACCACGCTGTGCATCACCTATTTTTCTTTTTGTTTCATCAGACCTATGTTTCCCATAATTTGGATTGTTTTCACCAGTACTATGATGCTTTTTGTGTTCTTCATTTTCCATTAAACAAAGATTACACAAATTGTTGTTATGCTTATTACCATCTAAATGATGAATGATATATCCATCTGGTATTTCGCCATTAAAAACTTGCCATACTAACCTATGTACAGAATAGTGTTTATGTTCAATCATTATTCTTAAATAACCAGATTTATCGTTATTTCCAAATGTAGTATGTACCTTTGCATTTTTATACTTCAGAAAAGAAACTCGACCATAATTAGATACTAAAACGTGTTCATTAAAAAATCTAAACTGTTCCATTATAATATTTGTTTTGCTACAAATATATAAAAAAATTGTAGCAAAACAAAACTATTTATTAGATTTTTTATTCAACGTTTCCTATGGCAAATGCTTCTGGGCGAACAACAGCACCATCAACGTAAGCATTAACAATAATCATAACTTGACCGTTGATAAGGTTTGCACTGTCGCGTACAACATCAATCTGGACGTTATCCCAAGTTGCAATTACCAAATTGCTCCAATCACCGTAAACGAATTTGCCCGATGGAACGTGTGCTGTGGTAAGTGCTTGTGTACCGTCAATTTCATTGCCTTCCATTACAAGTTGTGTAGATTTGCTGGATTTTGCCATATTTCTCAAAGATGCCTTTGCACTTGGAGAAACGATATACTTGCAAGCGTCCAAATCAACACCATTTTCCTCAACACCTTCCTCAAGTACGGTGATACCACTGAAATCAGCAACAGCACCAGTGGTTACTGCGGTAAGTGAGAAAAGACCCGCTGGAGTATAAGCGTTGCCAGCACCATCACCCAAAAGGGTTGCTTCAAGTTTGTCGGCAAGTGCCTTTGAAATCTCATTTCTGATTGCATTTTCTACACCGATTGAATCTTGTGCAAGCAATTGCAAAGATACTGGGTAATAAGCAGTGATACGCTTTGGTGAAAGTACAACTTTTGCAATGTTGCCACTACCGTCAGCAGCAGCACCCAATTCAGTCTGGAATGCACAAGATGCCTTGCCCATCAAAGGAATCTGGATGTTATTCTTGATACCACTGATAACTCTTGCACCAGCGTTAACCAATTGGTTCTTGGTGTAAAGCGATTCCCAAGGATTGTAAACGTCAGTAACAACTACGTCTTCGCCCTCGTCAGTAACAGAATATGCACGATTTTCAACCTCGTTGAGATTAATCTTCTTGCCAGTTTCTGCGGCATTTCTTAATTCCGCAACTAAACTAAATCTTTTTTCCATTTTAGTAATATTACTTTTATTTCTTTTATTATTTTCTTCTTTTTCCTCTGGCTTAT